ATGTCTACCATCCTCAAAAGAGGCGACAAGTACCAGGCGCAGGTCTGTATTGCAGGTCAGCGCTTCGCAAAAACTTTCGCCAAACTCTCCGACGCCCGCCGCTGGGCGCTCGCCCGTGAGGCCGAAGCTGAAGAAGGCTTCGCCCGCAATTCCCGTGCTCCTCTCTCTGACGCCATCGAGCGCTACAGGCGAGAGGTCGCCTCATATCAAGCCCACTGCCGCCATGCACTGGCGGTCTTCGGCTACCTCCTCTCCGATCCCATCGCTCAGCTGCCGACCTACGCCGTCACGTCCGAGGACATCCTTGGGTGGATGGAAAGGCGTCGCACGGTCCCGTCGCGCGCGACCGGGAAGATCGTCACCGAAGCTACGATACGGCGACAGCTTGAGATGATCTCAGGCTTCTTCTCCTGGGCGGTCGAGCAGAAGCTCATCAAGGTAAATCCGTGCCATGGCGTCAAGAAGCCCGCAGAATCCGACGCTCGTGAGCGCATCGCCAGTGACGACGAGATCGAGCGCCTGAAGATCGCCGCCGGGTGGGAAGAGGGCATGATCCCTCGCACGAAGACGCAGCGCGTCTGCGCGGCCTTCGTCCTCGCTTGCCTCACAGGCATGCGCTCGGGCGAGATGATGCGCATCGAGCGCTCATGGATCAGGGGAAACGTGCTCTGGATCCCAATGGAAGCAACGAAGACGGAACACTTCAGGAAGATCGCCTTGAGCGACCGCGCCCGCAAGATCCTTGACGACGTCGTGTCGCTCGGCATCGAGCCGTCGATCTGGGGACTTTCAGACGGAAGTCGAGACAGTCTCTGGCGAAAGATCCGTGACCGTGCTGGTCTCGGCGAGGTGCGTGACTCGCAAGGCCGCCTCATCGAGCAGGCCCTGCACTTCCACGACGGCCGCGCCACCTTCTGCACGTGGGCGGCCTCCCCAGGCGAGGACGGCGCGCCTCGTCTTGACGTCATGTCACTCGCCCGCCAGACAGGACACAGGAGCGTCAAGATGCTCATGCGCTACTACCGCCCGGATGTGTCGACCTTCGCCGATCGACTCAAATAAAAGAAGGGGAGCCTCCTTGTGGAAGCTCCCCTTTCTTTGTTCACATTTGAGAGGACCGTCGTCGGTCGATCCAGTGAAATACCTCGCCTGCGTACCACCTCTTCTCGCGAGATCCAAGGTAGATCGGTGCCGGGAAGGACTTGTCCGCGATCATCGTCCTGAAGACCGAGCCGTCGGGCGGAAAGCCCGTGAGCGCTGCGATGTCTCGCGTCGAGAGCAGGCCCTTGGGGGCGGCGGCCCGGGCGATCAGGCCTGCGGCACGCTCGACGATGTCCTTCTGCATGCCGTCTGTCAGTGGAAGCGTCGTCATCGGTTTTCTCCTATCTCAGGAAACTGGCATGCGACCCGCTTGCGGATTTCCTTTTTCATCTTGACAGGCATTTCTAGTACTCCTCCATTTCTTCTACAAGTCGACGATCAAATTCAGCCACTCGAGCTAAAAAGTCCCCAGAGATCCACTCGCTTTTTTGATCATCAGGCCAACACTTGATGAGCGATTTGTACTTTGTTGCATGAAATCCACGGCAAAATGCGTACATGGGCTCTCCGCTTGGTCTTCTGAAATTCTCACCGTCGAAGTGGCCACGCAATCGTGCGATTTCTTTCCCTGATTCTTTTTCCTGAATCGAAAACATCAGGTCGACGTTTTTGGGGATGTTCCAAGACTTCGTTGGGTTCCATTCGTTCGGACGAAACTCCGGGTTTTCCTTGACGTCTTCGGGGGTGAGATCGACAGAAAAGCGATTGCCGAATTTGACGGTCCTCGCTTCGCCAGTCCAAACTCTATTGAGTTCTTCCGACAGGCTCGGACCGTTGTACGTAGTGAGCATTGAGAGAATCTCATTAAGACGAAAGTCTTTCAGTTCAAAACGATTCGTTTTCATTCTTCATCGTCCTCCTCGTCTCTCAAAACTCCTACCCAACACTCCATCGGGAAGGCAACCCAACGCAGTTTTCCCTCAAAGTGGAGTTGCATAGCCCAAGACAAACCGTACTCTTTGGCTCCCGGCGTTTGGTGCGCCACAAGCCGCAGGTTTTTCTCGCCCTTGCGGATGTCCTCCGCGGAGATCCCCTGCTTGAGCAGGCTTTCATACGTTTCTTTGTTGAGTTTCCCTGATCCCTTTATCATTCCTCGTCCTCCTGGTCCCACGGGCGGAAGCGGTCGACGTCTATGGAGAGGTTGGCTTCACTCAACCATTCGTAATCTTCGGAGTCCCCTACGGGAACGTAGCGAGCGGCGAAGTGGTACGTTCTCCCGTCTACGCAGCGCTCGACTCTCATCCAGACTCCCTCCGGCGGCTCGACTTCTGGGAAAGCGTTCCATCCGTGCGGGTTGTACCTGTGAATCTCTTTGACTTCGTCATCAAAGAAGGCCAAGTTGAACCGATGCAGGTCGAATCCTGGGCTTTCTAGCTTTTCACCGAACTCGACGAAGATCATGCCGTCGTCATGATTTGCGTGTTGGAGTCTCTTCGAGAAGTCTCCATCACTAAGTGCATCCAGTTGCACTTGAAGGTTCTTATCTTTGAGGCGGAACGTCATTCTTCATCTCTCCATTTCTTCAGCAGTTCTTCTTCCTCGATCCGATCGAGCTGCCGGTCGACCTTCAGCACTTGGCACTTGCCGATCTCTTCGGCAAGCTCAGGGAAGAGGAGCTCGAGTTGCTCGATCATGATCAGCGTGTCGGCGAACTCTTCGGCCATCTGCTTGAAGTGGAGTTTCGTCGGGCGTTGAGAGTAGCGCATGACGGCAGACGTAGCTTCGGAGAGCTCTTCAGCCGTTTTGCTCAGCTGGCTCATGGGGCCGTAGTGTTCGGCGATGCTGCGGAGTTTGCTGGCGTAGGTTGTCCGTTTCACTTGATCTCCTTTGCTTTCTCATGCTCGGCCAGGTCACTGGCTGACATCAGCTTGTAGGTGGTGATGTAGCGTCGGAGATCGAGGCGGGCGCCGAACTTTTCGTCACGCCAGTTCTCGCCGTCCCACTTCACGATCAGTGTGAAGACGTCAGAGGGATTGTCGCGGGGCACGAAGCGCATGGCGTACATGCCGACGTTCTTCGGGATGATGAGCGGCCATTCGTAGGGATATGGGTCAATCATTTTTTACCTCTGTTTTCAGTAGAAAAACTCGGATGGTGTTGTCTGGCTGTTTCATGCACTTGCATTGAAAGCCGGTGAAGACAGGGCTTGCCAGATGCGGGTCAAGGATGTTGGAAGCACCATGGAACGCTCTATGGATTGCATTTGCTACGCTCGTGGCAGCCATGTCCTCGCAGTCGAAGATGAAGGTGTTGGAGAAGGGCTGCATGTCGCGTAGCTTCTTCAGAACGCGAGGCCATACGCTGAAGTCTCGAGGTCGACGCTTGATTGGACTTTCTCATTCCGTCACGCATGCGGATCTCCTTTCAGGACAGATGAGGTCGATGTACTGCGGGTATTCATCGCAGATGATGCGGATGATCTTTTCAAGCGCTTCTCGACCGCTGATGTCGCATGCGACGTGAATCTTTCGTAGGGGTATCAGTTGCTCGATGTCCTCCAACGTCCTGAGGTCGAAAGAGTGAAGGTCGAAGATGAGGCGACAGAGCCGTCCCTCTCGTTCTCCGAGCCAGGTGAGGTTGTAGCCGACACCGTTGACCGTGCGGATTCGACGACCTTGGGTAATGGGGTGTGACATTGAGTCCTCCAGTAGGGTCAGATGGCGCCGAGCATGAGGAGCGTCAATGCCGCGGTCGCTGGAATGGCTGCGAGTAAGGCGAATCCAAATCGAAGCTCGCGACGGTCTTCTTCCTCGGAGCAGAGCGGTCCGCGGTAGTCCTGGTCCGGGGCGCCGAAGACGAAGCGGGAAAATGCCGGCGGAAGGTGGGCGACCATGCGAAGAAGCGTTGTCATTTGGAGCTCCTTTCAGGGGAGGTGAGAATGGGGGTGTAGACGTCGGGGTCAAACCAGTTTTCACGTAGAGTCACCACGGACGCAGATTCGAGAGGGTTGGCAGCGCCGATGGGGCCATCGCAAAGGCACACCACCAGCGACGGGTCAACCGTCTCTAGCGCCGCCTTCAGTTGACCGACAGTGAGGCGGCCATATTCGACGGCACGCGAGAGGCAGCCTCTGGTTGCGCGCTTATGGTTGAGCACGATGGCCTGCTTGCGAGCGGGTTTGTTGTCGGTGTTGTTCATGATGGATTCCCGAATTGCTGGGCTCTCCTCGCAGTGAGAAGATGGATGGTGAAGCAATTACCCAACCACTCACTGGAGGAGATACTTATGACTTCAAATGACAATGGCAAGAACGCGTTTACCAGCGATGAAGCGACGAAGATCATCTGCACTGCGCTTACGAACGGCTCCCTTGTGCTTCCGCTTAACAAGAAGCTTCAGGACCTTGGCCTTGTGCAGTTCGTCAAGCTTTGCGCCGGCAAAAACGTCATCAACGACGAGGACGACGTTGAAGAGGTGCTTCGGCAGGCGCTCATCCACTGGGAGGGCGAGAAGCTCGCGGCGTTTGCGCGCGCGGATGCTCTTTACCTTCTTGCTCTCCGGAAGGCGTTGACCGAGGGAATCACTGAGAAAGAAGCCCAGAGGATCCTCTTCTCTTGGGGCTAGTCGCCCGTGGAGCTCCTCGAGGGTGTCGAGGAGATCAGGGACCCCCATGCGGTAGCAGTTATTTCGGAACGACTTCACGAAGGCTGCGCATTGACTTTTCCAAATGTCGATCGCGGCCTCTTTGCTTATGCGCTTGATTTGGTCGGTCATGCCGCCCTCCTTTCTGACACGGACTGCTTCGCACCCGGTTCAAGGATCGGATCTAGGTTCTCGTCTGCGGCAATTGCACATACAAGTGCGGTGCGGGCGACAGTGTCAGCGAGAAAGCCGATCGAGAAGTACGTCTCGTCGCAGTAAATGCGTTCTGAGAGTGTCCAGGTCAGCAGGTCCTGCATGGCTGTCTTCTTGATGTCGAGGACGAGGCGGGAGTATTCGTCTCGGATGTCATCGCTAGGAAATGCGGGGGCGCCTGCGAGCTCTGCCGCCATTCTGGTCCGCACGAGCTTGTAGTACTCGTGCTTGCGGGCTAAGGCGATGTAGGGGCGCATGAAGGCGCTCGTCAGGGCAAGTTGGTCAGTGGTGTCGGTCATGGTTCATTCCTCAAGTTCGATGTCATCTGCGATGTCGTTGAGCCAGACAGCGGTGTTCTTGATCTTGTTGGCTTCGTCGAGAAGGTTGAGGACGTCTCCGCGAACACAGAGGCTGTAGGCGTGGCGCAGCAGTCGGCGGACGATAAACAGACGGCGACATTCATCGGTATCAAGCTCTGCGGCCGGGAGGTCGGAGAAGTGCTTTTCAAGCTTCTTGCGGATGGCTTGGACGTCGAGCGCCGTGGTGGAGAGAGTTTCAGTGTTTGTCATGAGAAATCTTTCCGCGTGAATGTGTAGAAGCAGATAGATCTGATGGATCCTTCGCGAGTAAATATATCAGCGATAGTTGAGCGAATCAATGTCTTCGACAGATTTCGTGACCTAATTTCGTATATCGTTGATATATGTCAAAGCCAAAAAAAAAGCCCCGCAGGGCGAGGCTTGAGTGTAGGTTGCGGAGAGTCAGCGCCTGCGGTAGCGGCGCCGATGTTCGATAAGGACGCCTATGATCGTGCAGGGGGTCTTGTCGCTGTAGATGGTCGGAAAGTCTTCGTTAAGGGGGACAAGTTCGAAAATTTCGTGGCCGTTTTCGTCGTAACCTCTTGGGCGGTACTTCTTGAACGTAGCCTCGGGATCATCTACATGGCAGTCTGCCTTTGCGGCCACGACGAAGTCGCCTGGTTGCGGAGAGATGGAAGGGTCAAAAAGCACGGTGTCGCCTTCTTCAAAATCGGGCGTCATGGACCGGCCTCTGACGATCATGGCGAAGACATCGTCAGACAAGTCGTCGTCTCCAGTGATGTAGTCCCCGACGTCAATTGCCTTGAGCTTGTCACTGACTTGACCTTGGCCTGTCAGGCCCCCGGCTTGTACATACGAGAGAATTGGGATCTTTTTGTTTTGTCGAGACGGGGCGACCGAAATGTTGAGGTCTATTCCTTGAGGGATCCCTAGAGCCTCCGCTTCTGCTGCAAGACGAGTGGAGAACTCTGCAATGTTCACTCCCAAGAGTTTCGCCATCTTTGCTGCGAAATTTACATTGAGTGGACGCCTACCATTGAGGTACTGCCACAGATTCCCGGGAGTCCCAAAGCCGTACTTGAGTGCGAACGCTTTCTGGGAAAGTGGACTCTTTTTGATGAAAAGCTCTTTCAGTTTCTTGCATTCGGATTCTTGGGCAGGGGTAAGCATGGCAGTCTCCTGTGAATATACCAATGATATAGCAATATTTGTATAGCTATGACTTGCTGTTGTTGGCAATCAATGATATATTTGCGGCTATGAAAAACCTAGCTTTCGAAGCCGTTTGTCAATTCTTCGGCTCCCAAAAAAAATTGGCCAAGGTTTTGGGCGTCACACCGGCGATGATCAACCATGTTGTCACGTGCAGGCGCCCAATACCTGAAAACTGGTGTCCCATCATCGAACGCGAGACGGCAGGACGGATCCGATGTGAACAGCTACGCCCTGACGTCGATTGGGCAGTCCTCCGCCAACCGATCGCAAAAAAGGATTCGTAATGTCCGACTACGACAACACAAGGTACTACTGGCTTCAGCTACGTGAAGAGTTTTTTGAGAGCGACGAAATCGACTGGCTTGAGGAGCAGCCGAATGGCCCCGCCCAGGTGCTCTTCTACCTGAAGCTGTGCCTCAAATCACTCAAGACGAACGGGCTGCTGGTCCGCAGGGTGGGTCAGATGCTCATCCCGTATGACGCAGAAAAGCTCGCCGACTTCACTAGATCCGACGTCAACACTGTCCAGTGCGCAATCGTAAATCTGAAGATGTGCGGGCTTGTTGAGGTCTTGGAAGACGGGACGATTTTCATGGCCCATTTGTCCAACTTGATCGGTTCAGCCAGCGGCGGCGCCTTAAAGAAGCAACAGCAGAGAGCCCGCCGCGAGTTGGTCAAAAGTGCCTGTCGCCCAGTGGTGGACGATGAGGTTGACAAAGGGGTGGACAAATGTCCACCAGAGTATAGAGATAAGAGATTAGAGACTAGAAGGGAGGATATGGGTGGAAATTCGGCGCCTCTTGACGACTATGACCTGATCGCCGACGAGGTCGGCTCTGAGTTCGACGTTGTCGAACCCCCGCCCGAACCGCCCGCGTGCAACGAGGAAAAGGATCAAGGCTCACGCATGCCGCCGTGTCCCTACGACCGGATCGTGACCCTCTACCACGAGATCCTGCCTGAGCTCCCCCGAGTGGCCACGCTCACATCCAAGCGCAGAAGCTGGATCACGGCACGCTGGCGCTCTGTCTGCACGACCGAGAAGGTCGCGAGTCAGGCTGACGGGCTTGACCTCTTTCGGGGGTACTTTTCCTTGGTACGAAAAAGCCCCTTCCTGATGGGGTTGAAGCAACCAGGAAAGGGCCATAGCAGAACGTTCAAGGCCGACTTGGAGTGGCTCATGAACGAGTCAAATTTTACCAAAGTCGTGGAAGGGAAGTATGCGTGATGACGACATCGCAGGTCGCTGATGCCGGCACGGCCCTGATGGGTTTCCTTGGCGGTTTCTGTGCGGTGATCTTCCTGCTGATCTTCGTCTACGTCGTCTTCGAGTTCGTCGGCTTGCTGCTTTGCGTGGGCGGGACGGTAAAGACCTTCGTCAGAAGGATGTTGGGGATCAAGCCGGCGCAAAGCGGGGCGACAAAAAGACGCGAGTGGACGTACGAACTGCAAAGAGAAAACCTCGTGGACTGGACCGCGAATAGTTTGTACTGGCGATCGTCAGCGTCAAGGACGACAGTTTTCGAGCTTGATTGGGGCGAAATGGTGTATGTCGGCAGTGTTTGGCGGAAGTTGGCGCCGGTGATCCGGTCGGCTGTCCACTTTCCCTCGTTGGACTCGTATTCGAAGTCGGATGCTCTTCCGGCGCAGACAAACACCCAGTACTCGTCATTGAACCTTCCGGGTGGAGAGCTTTCGATGGTTAATTCCACGATGTACTGCCCCACTTCGGAGACAGTGCCTGGGGTGCCCGGATGATGGTTCTTATCGATGGGAACAGATGTGATGGAAGGGTAGAAAGCTTGACGTCGGCAGACAAGGATGAACTTCCAGGTCAAGCCGATACAAAAGGCAAGGAATGAGAGGACGGCCGCCCAATCGGCCAGGCTCATATCGAACATGAACATCTTTCTCCGTGGGGTGGTTGATGGACTGTGTTGGGGAACACACCTCAATCATCCCACGGAACCAAATAAAAGGAGTTGCCGCTATGGCAGGGTTTCTTTCAAAAGCGATCAGCGAACAGAAAGCGCGGACGCGTCCGGATGCTGATGAGGGCAACGGTTCCTACATGGTGCCGACGTCGATGGCGTGTCCTGCTGCCGGCTGTCCGTTCCCGTGCGATACGGGGCGCAACGGTCGGTTCCTTTGCTCATTCCATACGGGCGTGCAGTCGCAGTACTGGCCGCTCGTCACGGAGATTCTGCAAAGGTATTGGGCCGTCTGGCAGATGGCCATCATTCACTACCAATGCTTCAACGACTTGGAGGCAGCGACTGAAGTGATTCACCAGATCAACGCGGATCCCGTCATGCGGGCGGCAGGCATCGAGATGCTGAGTGAGGCCGAGATGAAGGCGATGTATGGGCGCGGATCTGGCCACTTCCCGCTCGACATCATCTCGACCATGATCCATCGTGAGATCGAAGTTGGGATCGCCAAGAAGCGCGAGCGTGACGCCGGCAAGCAACAGGCAAGGCCGTCGGCTGCAGAGCGTGTACGTTCGCTTTGTCAGCGTATCGGTCATCGTGCGGCGCCGATGGCGGAGCCGGTTTGAGGAGTGGAAATGGAATGGTAGTCGTCGAAGGGGAGCCGATCGGTAAGGGGCGCCCTCGGGTGAGCTCGAGATCCGGCACTGTCTACACGCCTAGGAAGACTGTTGCGTATGAGGATGCGCTGCGCTTCGCTGCAAAACTGTCAAAAGATCGGCTTGGTACGGCCCCGGCTATTGCGATCATTCGAGCTTTCTCAGAACCGCCGACCTCATGGTCGCAGAAGAAAAAGAAGGTGGCAGTCGGCGGCCTGGTTCAGAAGATCACGAAGCCGGATATCGACAATGTCGTGAAGTCGGCTCTGGACGGCATTCAGGACGTGTGCTTTGAGGACGACAGACAGATCGTTGCCTGCGTGGCCATCAAGGCCTATGACGTTCGGGCGAGACTCGAGATCGAGCTGCTTGCGATCAAGGATGAGGGAGAGGTGCTCATCGCGCAGGGTGAGGGCAGAAGCTTCGAGGGGTGTTCGCTTGAGGATTTGCTGGCAAAGGTACTGGGAGGAGGTAGTTGTGGAGCGAGACTGGCAGACGGTGAAGAGGCTGGAGAACTGGTTGAGGGTCTTCGCGCCGCGTAGGGCAGTCTCACCTTGGGGTAGGGCGCCGTTTGCTGCCTTGGAAGAGCGACTGATCATGCAATTCGGTCCAGGGAGTCAAGATCAGGCCGAGCCGTCGTCGACCCCAAAGCCGTGTGATCCTGCGGACGCCGAAAAGGTCGAGACGGCTCTTTGTTCTCCTCTTATGCCGGCAGCCGAGAAGAAGCTCATCACGACCTTCTACATGGCTCAGGACGTCCAATGGTCAGCCTTCGGGCGCCTATGCCGAGACGCCGGAACAAGTCGGCGCCGGGCAGCCGAAGACCTGATGGCGGCCGAATGGCTTCTGGGGAACCTGCTCCGTCGGCTCTACGATGTTTGAACAAGGTTTTTGCTGTTTAGTGTAATTGAATGTAAAAAGAAGGGTGCGCCCCTTGAATAAGAATCCCTATACTGAGGTCATGAATTAGTACGAAGCTGTGAATCAGCCGAATTTGGCGCGCGCGCAGGCCGAGGCGTATCTGTAGCAAACGCCAAAGGCGCTAGTTCTTCTCTGAGTCGCTGACACGCAAGGGTGACATCGAGAAACTCCGAAGAAAGACGGGAAAGGGCGACTTCGCAAGAGGCCGCCCTTTTTCTATTAATGGTTCGCTACCTTAGGGCAGTTTGCTCCGAGGTCGGGGCGGGGAGAAATCCTCGCCCTCTCTAATTACTTGGTTACCTATGAAGAAAGCTATTGTGGCGGCCATTGCGGTCGCCTTTTTCGTTTCTACAGCTGCGGAAGCACGAGGTGGTCGAGGCTTTAGTGGCGGTCGATCTTTCTCCCGTCCTGCTCCCGCGAAAACCTATGCCCCTAAGCGCACGACCGTCGTGAAGAAAAATACGACCGTCATCAACCAGACGGTTCATCAGTCCTCCAGCTCAAGCGGTGGCGGTTTCTGGTCGAGCATGGCCGGATCGGTCGTAGGCGCAACCGCAGGTTCAATGGCGGGCAATGCGATCTACGATTCCATGACGAAGGACGACAAGGAACAGCAGGCCGCACAGCCCGCACAACCGCAGGTCATCTACGTTCCCGTCGATCAGAACGGAAAGCCGATCCCGCAGGCTCAATAAAACAACCCCCGCAAGGCGAAGAAACCTCACGGGGGTTTTGTTGCCTGCGATTATTTGCGAGGCTTGCTGTCAACGCTGTCCCAGACAATCATCGTCCGACGCGCCCCTTGGATATTCTCTCCGTTGGTCTGGTAGAACGAACCAGAGGACGTACTGGACGTGATTGGCTTGGGAGGTTGAGGTCTTGGTGGTGGGGCTTTCTTGTTTTCAGCCATCAGCACTCCTAATAATGATCGGCCAAGAAGGAAACAGTAGCCCCAGCCAGGCCGAGAGCGGCAGAGGTTACAAGGTACAAGTTCAAGTCTCGAATCTTTTTCCCTTTCTCTGAGTGAATGTCTCTCAGGTACTGGACGGCACCTTCTAGCTCCCTGATCCAATTCTGCTTGACCGCAAAGGGCTTGCCGGATTCGTCGTCGCCATACGCTTCACATAGAAGTTCGTAGTACGACGGTGCGACAACCGGGCGAAGCCCTCCACGCTCTCCAAGAAGAAGCCGCGTCCCTTTGATGAAGGCGAAGCAGGCTAGAAGCGCGGCAACGGTCAATGCCGACAGGGAGAGTGCGTCACACAGGGACAACTCTGAAAACTTGAATGACTTTGTCGCAAGAACCGCACCAATGGCGCTGGCAATGATGGCAGCGAGCCAAAGGTAGTTCTTGATGATGTCCAGTTGAGTTTTGTGGTGATCTGAGGAAAAAAGCTTGTGTTCCTCGAGTAGCTTGTTGAGCACAACGTCGGTAAACGCTTCGTACTCGCTCCAACTCGTTTGGCTGTCTGATGATGTCGATTGCATTCTTTCTACTGGTTTGCTTGTTAGTTGCTTTCCCATTCTATTCTTGTTGAACAAAAGCTCGACGGGATAGCCTTTGGTCTGAAACACAAGAATGTACCAAGACAAACCCCGCGAGGTTGTTCACCTCACGGGGTTGTTTTTTTGGTTCATCTCGGAAGTCCGTGGAACGCGGCCTTCCGAGATGAACCTTTTATTCAGGTGAAGGATGCCGATCTTGACTCTCTGCAAGTATCCAGGCTGCCGCAAGCCGGTCCCGCTTGGTGCCAAGTATTGCGAAGCTCACAAGGCCGCAGGCGAGGCTCGTGACGCGAAGTTCGCGGCTGATCGGGAGAGGCGCCGAGCCGAGAGAAAGGGATCGTCGTCCGCTCGTGGTTATGGATACAGGTGGCAGCGTCTTCGAGCTCGGATCCTTGCTGCGCATCCGCTCTGTGTTGAGTGTGAGAAGCGCGGGATTATCAAGTTGGCGACCGACGTCGACCACATCAGGCCGCACAAGGGGAATCCTTTCCTCATGTGGGACGAAGAAAACCTCCAACCTTTATGCCATGAGTGCCACTCGCGCAAGACGGCGCGTGAGGATGGCGGTTTTGGGAATCAGTTTTAGCCGTTACGCTTTGGCTGGAAACGCTCCTCAATTTCCCTAGCTTCTTTTGGAATGCTGACAAGTTGAAGAACAGCTTGATTAATAAAAGTTGAAAGGGCGTCGGCTATTAATTCTGGTTGGAGTCCCGATTTGTCTAGCTCTTCAAAGGTGCCGGCATGAACAAACTCATTTCCGGCAAGTCTGCACGCGTTGAGGATGCTTCGTAATGGAGAGCCTTCAGGCGCTGCGGCCTTGATCTTATCAGCAAGGTTCTTCTGTTCGTATCCAAGCTCTGTGAGTAGCTGCTCTACGCACAAGCGAAGCATCATGCAGGCACCTCTTGGTGATTTGCCAAGAATGCTCTGCGCTTCACGAAAGGTCTTCTTTGCTTGCTCAGGCATGTCGTCATGGGGTTCCGCTCCGCAGGCCTCTGGGTAGACCATGGCTTTATTAATCCAAACGGAAAGCTTTTCGCAGTCTCTGCATTGAGCGACTGCGATTTCAGAGGTTGGAAAGGTCTCAGATGTGATCGATCCGATCAAAACGGGTCGGTACCTTTTGACGACAGACCAGTGCATCTCAGCGCTTATGCCGCAGTGTGGGCATGTGAATGACGATTCTTGAAAAACGGGTTGCTTATAAACACGCATTGCTTGGGGTGATGTATGTCAGTTAAAGAAAGAACGAAGTCGCTGGCTAAAGCCTTTGAAGAGATTGATAGAGCAAAGACTCTTTTGAAAGAGATTGAGTCAAGCGTAGAGTTTGCCGCCGCTGGTGGAGCTATTGATCTTGGCGGACTCGTCGACAAGACTTTCGCTTTGAAAGATGCTCGTGAGTCCATTTTAGTAGCGGTAGTTGAGGCTGTATGCCAGCCGTCGGTGGGGGCGGGTCAAAAGTGACCGCCTTGTTGGCTCTAGACCGCGCCCCCAGCTCAATTTTTGTACGTGCATTTCGTGGAGTTTTTGATGCCCCGTCCGAGAAAATCAGACGCCGAGAAAGCCGCGACTGGCACGCTCCAGCCGTGTCGACGCGCTCGGCAAATCGCAGTCACTGACGCGACTTTGACTACTACGCCGCCTGTCGGCCTGACGAAAGATGCACGTGAAGCGTGGCAACTCGCAATCACTTGCGCACCTCGTGGAGTCCTTACGGCTCTAGACGCAACGGTGCTTGAGCGCTGGGCAAGAAACTACGCGACTTACCGCAAGATCGCGAAACAGCTGGACCACGAAGACATGGTGCTGACGAGTGAGGCGGGGGTGCAGTTGAATCCGCTTTTCAATGCACTCGTGAAAATTCAGCAGGTGCTCGCAGCCTGCGAAAAAGAGCTCGGATTTACGCCTGTCTCGCGCGCGCGTGTGAAGGTTGATGCAAAAGAAGAGGAGCAGGACGAATACGATGGCTTCTAGAGACTATTGCGGGATCGCCAGGCAGTACGCCGCCGACGTTCTTGGCGGGAAGATTCCAGCCTGCAAGTGGGTGAAGCTGGCCGTAGATCGGCAACTGACCGACTTGAAGACATATGCCGGCGACAGGTCTCTATATGTTTTCGACGAAAACGAGGCCAATCGAGTCTGTAAGTTCATCGAGCTTCTCACCCATACGAAGGGTGAGCTTGCCGGCACTCGCATCCATCTTGAGCCGTGGCAGGTTTTCACCCTGACAACGGCCTTTGGTTGGCGTCGCCGGGATGACGGCGGCCGACGCTATCGTCGCGCCTACGTTGAGGTACCGCGTGGGAATGGAAAGGCGCTGGCCCTAGATACTGAGATCCCAACTCCCTCAGGTTTTCGTCTTATGAAAGATCTAAAGGTGGGGGATTATGTTTTCGGGTCCGATGGCAAGCCGTGCAAGATCGTCGCTGCGACCGAGGTGATGAATGACAGACCGTGTTACGAGGTTGAATTCTCAACCGGCGAAGTTATTGTCGCCGATGCTTATCACCAGTGGGTAACCGACAGCCGTAGAGACAGAGACCGGTTGAAGGGACGCGGGGGAAAACACGCTGGGCCGAAGCCGACCGTCAAGACGACTGAGGAAATCGCACGGACACTGTATTGTCATGGCGATCGGAATCACCGGATTAAGGTCGCCGCTCCGTTCGATGTCCAAGAGAAGTGCCTTCCTATTCATCCGTACATGCTTGGCTTATGGCTTGGCGATGGTGCCTCTATGGGTTGTCGATTTACATGTGCAGACGCAGAAACCATCGAACGAATCGTGGCTCTGGGGTACCCTGTTCACAAAGTTAATGGCAACTATGCCTGGTCACTCAGCGATGGACGAAAGGGCGTACGTCACGGAACATTTCATAGTCAGTTAAAAGCACTGGGCGTCCTTGGAAATAAGCACATCCCTTCTGACTACTTGTTTGCATCAAAGGAACAGCGTCTTGAGTTGTTGCGCGGCTTGATGGATACGGATGGCTTCATCAGTAAGGGTCAGGGACAGTGTGAGTTTGTTCAAAAAGATAAGCGAATCGCTTATGACGTGTATGCGTTGATTTCGTCTCTTGGCATGCGGCCGCGCATCATGGAAAAGGAAACAGCAATTGCTAGTAAGTCGTGCGGCGTTGCTTATAGGATTCTGTTCCATGCGTACAAGGATGTGCCTGTATTCAAGCTGACAAGAAAGTTGGAACGTATGCGGGAACGTCCGGCGAAGCGTAGCTTGCAGGATTACCGTCAAATTGTTCGGTGCGACAAGGTTGAGTCTGTGCCAGTTCGATGCATTGAAGTTGATTCGCCAGACCATTGCTATCTTGCCACCAGAGGGTTCATTCAAACGCACAATTCGACATTGCTTAGCGGTGTCGGTCTCTATTGCTTGGTCGCCGACCGCGAAGGCGGTGCCGAGGTCTACAGCTTCGCCACCACGCGAGACCAAGCGAAGATCGTCTTCGGTGACGCGAAGGTGATGGCTGAGCGGAATGCGCCGCTACGGAACAAGTTCGGGCTTCAGGTGCTGGCGAACGCGCTCTACGTGCCGACCAGCAATTCGACCTTTCAGGCGAAGTCCGCAGAAGGCTCGACCCTTGACGGCTTGAATACTCACTTGGCCATCATCGATGAGCTGCACGCCCACAAGACGCGAGCCGTCTACGACGTGGTCGAAACGTCGACCGGCAAGCGCAAGAACTCGCTGATGTTCGTCATTACGACGGCGGGGTTCGATACGTCGGGCATCTGCTACGAAGTTCGAACGATGGTCACGAAGGTGCTCGAGAAGAGCGTCGTGGACGAGACGCAGTTCGGGATCATCTACGGTCTGGATGAAGGCGACGATTGGACGACGGTCGAAGCTTTGGAGAAGGCGAACCCGAACTGGGGCATTTCCGTACGTCCTGAAATCATCACCTCCCTGATGAAGAAGGCGATCGCGCTTCCGAGCGCGGTCAACAACTTCAAGACCAAGCACCTGAATATCTGGTGCTCCGCTTCGTCGGCCTGGATGGACATGCAGGCCTGGGAAGCGGGCGAGATCAATGTCGATCGAAGCGACTTCGAAGGTCAGCCCTGCTACATCGGCTTGGACGTCGGAGCAAAGAACGACGTCACGGCCAAGGTGCTTCTCTTTCCGGTCGGCAAGTCCTTCGTTGTCTTCGCCGACTTTTATTTGCCTGAGGCCGCCGTCGAGAAGTCGACCAACTCTCAGTATCGAGGTTGGGTCGAGGAAGGCTGGATCACGCAATCCGGCGGTGCGATGACGGACCTCGCCCGCATCGAAGAGGATATCCGTGACGACTTGTCACGCTTTGATGTGAAGGGCATCGCCTATGACCCGTGGAACGCGCTGCAGCTCGCTACTAACCTCGGGAACGACGGTGCTCCTATGGTCGAGTATCGGAACACGGTCCAGAACTTTTCGGATCCGATGAAGTCGCTCGAGGCGCTGGTCCAGGACAAGCGCGTGAACCATGACGGGAATCCCGTTCTCCGATGGATGATGGGTAACGTCGTGGCCAAGCTCGATGCGAAGGACAACATCTTTCCAAGGAAGGAAAGGTATGAGAACAAGATCGACGGCGTAGTCGCCTTGATCATGGCTCTGGGGATCTCCAGCACGGCGGATGAAGCCAATCCGTTCGACGACATTGAGGATTCTTCGGAGTCCGTATTTATTGAGTGGTAGGAATGTTCGTAAAACGTTTGATCAATTGGGTGGCCGGATGGGGCGGTCCTCTCGGCACTGCGTCCGGTCAGCAGATCCCTATGCCGGTCTCGCCCATCATCGAGCAGACGAAGATGGTCACGCCAGACGCGGCCTTGCAGATCTCTGCAGTCTTCGCATGCGTCGAGCTTCTTGCTCAGACCATCAGCACGCTGCCACTCTACGTCTACCGCGATACGGCTGACGGCGGCCGCCATCCAGACAAGCAAAGCCGTCTGTGGATGCTGCTTCATGACCGTCCAAATGCCTGGATGACGCAAAACGAGTTCATCTCTGCGATGGTCGTCAACCGCATGCTACGAGGCAATGCCTACGCCCAGATCATTCGAGACTGCGAGGGAGAGCCGGTAGCTCTGATCCCGCTCTCACCGGATCAGATGGAGGTGTCTATCGTCGAAGGCGGTGAGGTCTACACGTACTATCAGGACGGGTCAATCTCCGTAATCGCGCCCGAGAACATGATTCATTGGAAGGGCCTTGGCAATGGGTTCATCGGACTCTCGAAGCTCGAGTACATGCGGGCCACGACGGATGAGGCGATCTCTGCTCAGGACAACGCGACGCGTCTTTACGGATCCGGATCGAAACCGTCCGGCGTTCTCTACACTGATTCGACGCTTGATGACAAGCAACTGGAGGCGGTATGCAAACGCTTCAAGGGAATGACTGCAAAGGGCGGCGGTCTGTACGTGGTCGACCGCGGCCTCAAGTACACGCAGCTCTCGCTCACGCCGGCCGACGCTCAGCTTTTGCAGACTCGCCAGTTCAGCGTCGAAGAGATCTGCCGATGGTTCGGGGTGCCGGGCGTCTTGGTCGGCTCGAATGCGCAGACCACTTGGGGCAGCGGCATCGCCCAGATCGTTGAGGGTTTCCACAAGTTCACGATCGGACCGCTCTGCAAACAGCTCGAGCAGGCGCTGAGCCGACGCCTGATTCCCATCACCGATGTTGATATGACGATCGAGTTCAAACTCGACGGCTTCCTGCGCACGACGCCGCAGGAGCGAGCGCAGTTCTACTCAACCATGGCACAGAACGGTGCGATGAGCCGCAACGAGATCCGCCGTCTCGAGAACCTCCCACCCGTGGAGGGAGGTGACACGCTCACAGCACAATCGAACCTGGTCCCGCTTGACAAGTTGGGAGAGGCGACTCGCGTCGGATCTTCTCCAAAAGACGGAACACCAGTGAGGCAATGATGACGATTTTCAAAAGTCTTCCACTTGAAAGCGTGGAGCTTAGATTCGAAGGCAACACCCGTAAGTTCAGGGGGTATGCCTCGACGTTTAACGGGAATGACAGTTACGGCGACACGATTTTGCCGGGAGCATATCTGAAGACCTTGGCCGACAACGGCATGCCGAAGATGTTTTTCGCTCATGACTGGGGGCTTCCGGTAGGTAAGTGGCTCTCTGCGGTTGAGGACGAGAAGGGGCTGTTGGTTGAAGGGGAACTGACGCCAGGCAATCCTCAGTCTGACGCCATTCTGGCCGCCATGAAGCACGGGACTGTTGACGGGCTATCGATCGGCTTCCGTCTTTCCGAAGGCGACTACGAGCGCAAGAAGGACGGCGGTCGCATCATCAAGTCGGTCTCCAAGCTCTATGAGATCTCCATCGTGAACTTCCCGGCGGACGGCGACGCTCGCGTCTCCGAAATCCGCTCCGAAGAGATCGACGAACTTCAAACCATTCGTGACTTTGAAAACTTCCTGCGGGAGGCAGGCGGGTTCTCTAAGTCGACCGCGACGTCCATCGTCGCAAAAGCCAAGAAGCTTTTCGCTTCTCAGAGGGAGTCTGAGGAAGAGGAAAAGATGGCAACTCAACTGCTCGAGCGAGTCAAGAAGCTTGAGCTTTCTCTCTCCTAAATGAAAGGTGAAACTATGGCTGATGAAATTAAGCAAGTGATGGAAGCCCTCGACCGTGTCGAAGGCAAGATGGACGAGACCAGCAAGTCGAACGCTGCTGAGCTGAAGCGCCTCGGTGAAGAGCAGACGAAGCTTTCTCGTCAGCTGATGGAACTTCAGCAGAAGGGTGTGGCTGCCAAGCAGGAAGCCGAAGTTAAGACGGCTGGCGACAACGTCGTCGATGCCGACGGCTTCAAGGCCTTCCGCGACGGCTCTGCCCAGAAGGCTCGTGTCGAACTCGTTGAAACGTTTGACAAGAAGGAAGCGGTCAATCCGATCACGACGCCGACCGGTGGCATCGTTCAGGCGTACCGTCGTCCGGGCATCCTCGCTGGTGCTTTCCGTCCGCTCACGATTGAAGGTCTCTTCCCGACGCTCCCGATTACCACGAACGCTTTTGAATACGTCCAGGAAAAGGAAGCCGAGAACGTCAACGGCGCGGCATTCGTTGCTGAAGGCGCTCAGAAGCCGTTTGGTTCTACCGCCGTCGAGACCAAGACGGGCACGATCAAGACGATCGCTCACCTTGCTCGCGTGTCCAAGCAGCTGATGGCCGATGCTCCGGCTCTTGTCGCTTACATCAATCAGCGTCTTGTGTACGGCATCGATCTTGTCGTCGAAGATCAGCTCGTCACCGGCAACGGCACGGGCCAGAATCTCTCCGGCATCCTTACCGCCGGCAACTTCACCGATCACGGCATCACGAAGCTTGCTCAGCTCCCGAAGAACCCGACGTCCTTTGACCTCATCCTCATGGCCAAGTCCAAGGTCGAACAGGCTTTCTTCCGTCCGAACGTGATTCTTCTGAATCCGGCTGACTGGACGAACATGCAGATGGAAAAGAATGCCTCTGGTGACTACTACCTCGGTCATCCGGCTTCTGTCGCTCCGAAGTATCTCTGGGGCCTTCCGGTCTGGACGACGCCAGCCATTACCGCTGGCAAGTTCCTCGTCGGCGACTTTACGCAGGCCGCTACGCTTTGGAACCGTCAGGGCATGACCGTCGAACTGTTCGAACAGGACAGCGACAACGTTCAGAAGAACTTGGTCACGATCCGTGCTGAACGCCGTCTCGGCTTCGGCGTCGAACGTACCAAGGCCCTCGTCGGCGGCTCTCTCACGCTCCCGACGGCCTAAGTAAGGAGGCGTCATGATTGACACGTCTACGGCGAAGTCAGCTGTGACGCTCGAGGACGCAAAGCTTCATCTCCGCGTCGATCACTCCGCTGACGATGCGCTGATCGAGGCTTTGTGTCTCTCCGCTACCCAGATGGCTGAGCACGAGCTACAGCGCGGCTTGATCTCGCGAGAAGGGACGGTCGGTTATGGCGCTGAACCTTCCGACGTTCCCGCCGCGATCAGGCAATGGATTCTGATTCAGGTCGCTCATTACTACGAGCATCGTGAAGCCACGGTTGAAGGTGCCGTAACGCCTTTGCCGAAACTTCATGCATTGCTTGATCCTTTTAGGACTTGGAAATGAAGCGGCCAGAGATTGGAAAGATGAATAGGCGCGTCACGATCTCTGTCGTCTCTCACGTTCCCGACGCTTCCGCCGGCTTCACTGCTCAGGTGGAAAAGAAGGTAACGGTTTGGGGACAACTCGAGGTTGTCGGAGCGGGCATCTACTTCGGTACGAAGCAGGTCGAAAGCACTGTGACGCATCGCGTGACGGTGCGACGAATTGCAGGCAAGACACGGCCGCAGGATCTGATGACCGCCAGCACACTGACGATTGATGGGGTTTCATACCTCATCAGGCGCGTGGCTGATCTTGGCGGAGTCGACCGCTTCACCGTGATCGATTGCGAAGAAAAGGGGGTATCTGATCATGCTGGTCGGCGTATCGGTGGATCCTGGCTTTAAGCGCGTAGATTACGACAAGTCTTCTGTCAGAAAGTCCTTGAGAGCTTCTGCAAGCGGATTAATCAAACTTACTCGAAAGATGATTTCGAGAAAAGCTGTCTCAAAACCTGGCGAATTTCCCGGGATGAAGACTGGACGAATGAAAGCGGATGTTACTTCGAAGGTTTCAAAGTCGGGGTACTCAGTCGCGGTCTTTCCAGGTATGGGAAAAAAGAAAAAGGCTTTGCCTATTTACTATCCTGCGTTCGTCATTTATGGGCATCGTGCTCCGCACTCTGAAACTACTCAGGAAGCAAGGTCGCACAAAGCTCGGTCTGGCAAGAAGGTTGCCGCGCCTCGCAAAAACTTCGTTGTTGAGGCGGCGAAAAAGTACGAAAAGACATTTCAGTCTGAGATGTTTGACGCTCTTGGAGAAGCAATCAAATGAATCTGACTCCAATCATCAATGCACTTCGCAAACGATGCCCGACTTTCGAGCGTCGGTTCGCGGGCGCGGCAGAGTGGGCGGGGCTGACGATAGAGCACGCACCGGCTATGCCTGCTGCCTACGTCGTGCCGCTTCGTGAAGATGCCTCAGAGAACGAAAGCCAGAACTGCTACTACCAAACGATCACAAATACTTTTGGCGTGATCGTGTTGGTGAGCAATGCGGCTGACGTTCGCGGTCAAGGCGCGACTGCGACGCTTGATTCCCTCAAGCCTGAGTTGTTCCGCGCATTGCTCTCGTGGCATCAGGAGCCGAAGGACGAGTATTCGGAAATTGTCTATGAGGGCGGTTCGCTTCTCTATATGGATGACGCGAGACTCGCCTATCAGCTTGAGTTCTCTTTTGAGACGTATCTCGATTTGTCGGACACGTATCAGCAGGTAGAACTTGACGGCCTTCCGGAGTTTGAAGGCATGGACGTCGACGTCGATCAAATTGAACCCTCCGCCACTGGTAGACCTGACGGTCGCCCAGAGGCTCACTTTAAGGTGGAATTCAAATGAGCGTGAGCTTTAACACAATCCCCAGCGGCATTCGAGTGCCGCTTTTTTATGCCGAGATGGACAACTCTGCGGCGGCGACGCCGACGAGTCAGACGGCTTCCTTGCTCATCGGTCAAATGGGTGAAGGCAAGGCCGAGGCTGGCAAGCCCGTCTATGTCTCGACTGCCGCAATGGCAAAAGAACTCTTCGGCCGCGGCTCGATGATTGCCCGCATGGTTGAAGCCTATCGATCCGTCGACAGCTTCGGTCAGCTTGTCGTGATTCCCGTTGCCGACAGCACGGGTACGGCCGCGACTGGCAAGATTACCTGCACCGGCACGGCTGCTGAAGCAGGCACGATCAGCCTGTATGTCGGCTCCGACCGTGTTCAGGTGTCGGTCACGAACAAGATGACCGCTGAGGCCGCCGCCAAGGCGATTGCCGACGCGATTACTCTCAACAAAGACCTCCCGATCACGGCTCAGGCCGCGTCTGGCGTTGTAACTGTTACGGCGAAGAACAAGGGTACTGTCGGCAATGACATTCAGCTTGCCGTCAACCTTCGCGGTGCTATCAACGGTGAAACGACTGTCACGGGCCTCGGTGTTGAGATCACGGCCATGTCGAAGGGTGCGACTGATCCCGATCTGTCCGCCGCTCTCGATGCTATGGGCGATGAACAGTACGACTTCATCGGATGCCCGTACTGCGACGCCGATACTCTCGACAAGCTTTCCGAAAAGCTGAACGATACGTCCGGCCGCTGGTCTCCGTTCCAGATGATATTCGGCCACGTCTACACGGCAAAGCGCGGCGATGTGAATGCACTCGTCGCTTTCGGCAAGACGCGAAACAATCAGCACGAGTCTGTGATCGGCATTGAACCGAGCCTTCCGACGCACTCTGCTGAAGTGCTCGCGGCTTATCTCGGCCGCACGGCAGTGTTTATCTCTGCTGATCCCGCACGTCCGACGCAGACTGGCGTTCTGACTGGCGTGATGGCTTCGCCCGAAGGCAGCCGATTCGTCCAGACGGATCGACAGACGCTTCTTGAGAACGGCATTGCCACGCTCTACACGGTGTCCGGCACTGTCATGATCGAGCGTGCAATCACGACGTATCAGAAGAACGCCTTTGGTGACGCTGACGCTTCGTACCTCGATAGCGAAACGCTTCACACGTCGGCTTATGTCATTCGTCAGATGAAGTCGATCATCACGACGAAGTACGCTCGACACAAGCTTGCGTCCGACGGCACTCGCTTCGGCGCAGGTCAGGCGATCGTTACTCCGTCTGTGATTCGCGGCGAGCTGATCGCTCTCTACCGTCGCCTTGAACTTGAAGGCATCGTTGAGAACGCGGACCTCTTCAAGAAGTATCTGATCGTTGAGCGTAATGCCAGCAATCCGAATCGTCTTGATGTGCTGTTCCCGCCTGACTACGTGAACCAACTCCGCATCTTCGCAGTCCTTAATCAGTTCCGTCTCCAGTACGGTGAGGAGTAAAGAATGGGCAAGAAACTTGCAGGTACCTGTTTTGTAAAGGTCAACGGCCAGCAACTCGAATTGCAGGGGAATATCGAATTCCCGCTGACGTCCGTTCAGCGTGAGACGATGCTTTCGACGACTGGCGTTGTCGGTTACAAGGAAACAGTTGTCGCTCCGTATGTCAGCGGCGACTTCATTGTTCCGGCTGGCTTCCCGATCGAAGACATCAAGGAAAACACGGCACAGACGATTACTGTTGAATGCGCCAATGGCATGGTCTACACCTTGTCCGACGCGTACGTCACCGACGTGATCGCCTACAAGCCTGTTGACGGCACTCTCACGATCAAGTGGGAAGGCACCAATGGAGAACTTGGCTGATGGAAACTTTCACCCTTTCTCAGCCGATCCAGCACGGATCGGAGCAACTCTTTGAGCTGACGCTTCGTGAACCCACGGCCAAGGACGTAAATGACCTAGGCCTTCCGTTCAAGCTTGATGCGTCTCTCATCTCAGAACCTGTGCCGGCCGTCTGTGCCAAGTACATCTCTCGACTCGCAAGCATTCCGCCGTGTGTTGTCGAGAAGATTGCGCTGAGCGATTACACGATGCTTCTGTATCGCGTCGTCGCTTTTTTTACGCCTTCCCACGAGCCTCAGCAAAAGAGCTAATCGACCTGGCTTTCGAGGCCGCCTATTGGTGGCGGATTCTGCCGGGGGACGCGCTAGAGCTTCCGCTTTCACAGCTGAGGCTCTACGCCGATCAGTGGAATCGCATTCAGGAGAAACTTAATGGCGAATAAGGATTTCAGGCTGACCGCTATTTTGGCGGTGCGCGATACGATGTCGCCCGTCTTGGCCGTCGCCTCTCAGAAGTGGGAGGGTTTCAAGACGGCGGTCAACTCGACTGAATTCGATGACCTCAACCGAAAGCTCAAGCTTGCTCAGCGATCGGTCAAGGACTTTGCGAGCGAGGCGCAGGGCGTTGCTCAGTCGGTAGGCGCGCCGTTTGCGGCCGTAGCCGGAGCAGTAGGCTTCAGCCTTCAGTCTGCGGTGACGGGGTTCGCTCAGGCTGGCGACAGCCTCGACAAGATGTCCGCGCGCCTCGGCATCTCAGCCGTGAAGCTTCAGGAGTGGAGCTTCGCCGCAACGCATGCAGGCGCAGCCCCAGAGGATCTGGAGGATGCGCTGAAGGATATGTCTGAGAAGATCGCAGAGGTGGCCGGAGGCGATACCGGCGATGCCGCGCAGCTCTTCTCGGCCCTGGGGATCTCCGTGAAGGACGCTTCCGGCAAGATTCGACCCGCTTCCGATATCTTTGAGGAGGTGGCGGATGCGATCCAACGCAACGAGGATCCCGCCCTTCGTACAAAGATGGCCATGGTTCTTATGGGCGACAGCGGGCGCAAGCTGATCCCCATGCTCTCGGGCGGCGCGCAGGGGCTTGACGACATGGCCAAGCAGGCGCGCGACCTTGGTCTGGTCATGAATGAGGATGCTGTCGCGGCCGCGGCCCAGATGACGGACCACATGGATGACATGAAGGCCAGCGTCACGGCGGTCGGTCATGAGATCGGCTACCGCTTGTCCCCTATTGTCATCAGCATGTCGGACCGCTTCCGCGATCTCGCGGCGGCGAATAAAGGCGCTTTGGGCGAGAAGTTTGAGCGCGTTGCTCGATCTTTTGCAGACTCGATCAGCAAAATCGACTTCGAAGGAATTGCCTCTGCGATTCTGACGATCGCCGATTATGGCGTTCGGGCGTTCAACGCAATCGGCGGCTTCAATACGGTCCTTTACGGCATGGGCGCACTCATTGCCGGCAAGAGCGTGATGGCCGTCGTCTCTCTCGGCTCAAGTCTTATTGGACTCGTCCAGTCATTCGGTGCGGTCGCAACGGCCGCGAAGGCTTTTGCCGCGGTGGCGTCTACCTCGCTCGGCCCGATTGGGTTGATACTGGGCGCGTTGTCTTTGGCTGCGGGCTTTGTCATCGCCAATTGGGATGAGATCGGTCCCGCGGTTAAAGAAACGATTGGCTCGGTCGTCGACTTCGCAGTTGGCGCTTTTGAAACCTGTTATGAGAAGTTCAGCGCGGTCGGAAAAGCAATCGTGACCGTTGCGACGGGCTTTTTCAAGGGCGATTTCAAGACGCTGTTCAGCGGCTTCGACGACTTGATAGTTGCGTCGTTCAACCTTCTTCCCGACTCGTGGGCGAAGGCCGCGACAAACTGGTATGAGAGCGTCAAATCTTCGGTGCTGAAGATCGGTGAGTACATCAAGGGCTTTTTCACGAGCTTTGACTTCTCGAACCTAATCCCCGATTGGGCAAAGAAGATGCTCGGCATTGGAGGCTCTACCGCTCATGCTCAGGACAAGAATGAAGATCGACCTGAAGAGACCGTGCGCACGCGCATAGGCTTCGGCGAAGATCAACGTGCTGAGCTTGCGCCTGCTGCCTTCCAGCCAGAAAGCCGCGTGCGAATGAGCGGTCAGATGCTCGTGCGCGTAGCGGCCTCGCCCGGCACGACGGCACAGCTTGCCGACATGTCCAGTGACGGCATGAAACTGACTGGCAGTGTCGGCTACTCTGACCGATATGCAATGGAGGATAGCTTCTGATGGCTGAAGAAAAAAAGCTTTATGAGGCTTCATTCCGCGGCGTTCCCTTTCACGTCACGAAAGTAGACCTGAAGGTCGGACGCCGCACAGTCGTTCATGAATACCCTCAGCGCGATAAGCCGTATGTGGAAGATATCGGGCGTGCGACGCGAAGGCTTTCTTTTACCGCCTTCGTGGTCGGCGACGATTACATCCAGCAAGCAGAAAAGCTGATCGGTGCGATCGAGACCGAAGGACCTGGGACGCTCATTCACCCGCATCTTGGCGAGATGAAGTGTTGTCTCGAGCAGGCGTCGACGATTACCTTCACGGACTCGTCCAGAACGGCAAGCGTTGTCTTAACCGCGGTTGAATCCGGCGAACTCGAGTTTCCGAAGTCAGGTACCGATGCGGTCAGCAAGGTGCTTGAGTCCGCCGACGCTCTTGAGAAATCTGCAATTCAGCAGTTCTGCGACAGCCTTGATTTGTCGTTGGTTGGCGAGTGGGTTGACGCGGCCCTGTCGGGCGACTTGCTCGACAAGCTGGGGATCATCAGCAATGCGGACATCGCAACGATCTTTGACAAGGTTGACGAGATCAGCACTCTGGCCTCGAAGGGCTTGAGCCTGATCAGCGGCGGTCCGAAGGTTTTTGCGACGCGACTTGTTGGTGCTCTCGGCCTTTCTCGCTTTGCATCGTCAGCTCGTGCATGGTCTCGTGTTGCGAAGCAACTCAAGAACCTGACGAAGCATGACAAGCTGCGGGAAGGGACGAAGGCGCTTGCGCGAGCGAAGGCCGACAGCACTGCGTTGTCAGGCACTCAGCGCGCAGTGCTCCAGAACCGAGCGGCCGTTGAGACGCTGATTCGTCAGACGCTTATCGCTCAGATGGTTGGCGTGAGTGCCGTTGTCGGGACCAAAACCGATCAGGCGATGGCCGTTGAAGATGACGTGCAAACGTCCGAATCGCTCAAGGCCACGGTCTCGAAGTCGTACGACGACATCGTACAGCTGAGACAGGATTTGCTCGAGACGCTCGATGAAGAGCTGTTGATGACAACCTCAGACGATTCGTATCTTGAACTTGAGAAAGCAAGAGTTGCGGTCTTTGAGGCATTGACCGATCGAGCGGATGACAGCAGTCGTCTCGCTGTTGTCGTGCCTGGTGACGTGCTTCCTGCGCTTGTTCATGCGTATGACTATCACGATGACGCATCCCGCGATCAGGAAATCGCGATCAGAAACGGTGTCGAGCATGAAGGCTTTTGCCCTGCTGATGCTTTGAGAGTTATGGAAGATGAATGACCGCGTTGAAATTCGCGTAGGCGGCAAAACCTACGGCGGCTGGAAATCGGTCGTCATCGAAATCGGCATGGATCAGCTCACCAGAGGCTTCAAGCTTTCGGTGACTGATACGTTCCCCGGTAATACGGACTTTCATCGCCTTCGTAACGGGGATCAGGTTCAGCTTTTCATCGGCGACGACTTGATTTGCACCGGCTACATTGACCATGTGAATGTGTCGTACAACGGCACGTCGATCACAGTCACTGTCGACGGGAAGTCGAAAACGGTTGATCTGGTTGACTGCTGTCCCGTTGCAAAGTACGGCGCGATCGCATCGAAAAGCGATAATGCTTGGACCGGCGTCGTGGTCGGCAAAGATGGAAAGAAGCACGAGATTCCCGCCGCGAGCGTTCAAACGACTTCGTGGAAGAACATCAAGACTTCTGAGATCATTGCCTCTTTGGCCGCGCCTTACGGCATTGCCGTTCACGCCACGGCCGAGATCGGCGAAAAGCTGACTGATCACACGGTTGTCCCGGGCGAGAAGGTCGAGGAGTCGATCAATCGGCTGATCACCAAAGACAACTTGGTTGTTATGGATGACGAAGCTGGCGATCTTGTCATCGTTGAGCCGGGTGAAGCAGGTGAATGCGCCGATGCTCTTGAGCTAGGAAAGAACATTCTTTCTGGTGGTGCCAACTTTGACGCGTCCAAACTTTACAGCCGATACGTTGTTCTCGGTCAGCATGCGGGAACCGATACTGACTTCGGCCGCGCGGCCTCGGAAGACCGAGGCATGTCGGACTCCCAGCTTGTGACTCGTCCTAGGCTTCTGGTCCTTAAGGACAAGGGGCAGAGTTCGAAGATGACTTGTGGGAAACGAGCTGACTTTGAAAAGCGTTACCGTGAGGCGCAGTACAGGGCGGCAACATACACGGTTCACGGCTGGCGACAGAGTGATGGAAGCTTGTGGAAGGTCAATTCACTTGTTAGTGTCTCGGATACACTGTTGTCGAATGATGGAAAGTTACTGGTGACTTCCTTGTCTTTCACTTTGTCGGCGCAGGGAATGTTAACGACCTTAAAGTTGGTTCCGCCTGACGGGTACCAGCGAGAAGGCGCAGCTAAGTCGACGGAGAAGTCTTCGGATAACCCCTGGAAGGGAGTCGTTAAGTCAATAACCCCTGCCTAA